CGTATAGTCTTTTATTGCTGATTCAAATGCATCAGGTGGAATAGGAGATAACTCTTCACCATCTTTAAAAATTCGTTTCGCAATCTCTGCGCTCGATGGTTTACCATCTGAACAAAGTGATTTTGATTCTGATATTTTTATCGAGAAATGATTAAGGAATCTTCTATATTCTTCCGCTACATCTTTATCAAAAATGGTAACATCGTCTCCGATTAAACAATAGTCTTTAAAGGTTGTTTTACCAACCTTCAAGGCACATGCTTCAACGGTCACGTGGTGAACTACAGCTGCAGCAGCCCATGAGCTTAATAAGCCCATTGGTTGTCCGCAATTGTATCTAACCTTTTTACCATCACAATAAAAGTCTCTATCCGTTAACAGTTGCCTCCAGTACTTGGCAATATCCGGTGTATACAACTTTCCTAGGGTGTACTCTTGGATAAAGACAGGAAATCTATCGGTAAAAGCCGTTAGGTCAAATGACCAAACTGCTCTACCTTCAGAAGTCTTCTCTTTAACTAATTGTGCGACCCTATTATGGCTAGATGTACCATCGGTGTCAAGCTGGGAAAGAACTCTATATAAAGACCGATGTAACGGTTTTAGGCAATCTTGAGTGAAATAGTCCCCAGAAGCAACAACTCTTGTTTTGCATCCTCCTTCGGATAAGAATCCGATCTTGGATACATTACAATTATTGTAGCAACCAGGTTCTAGATCCTCTCGCCATTGAATAAAACTATCCATCGCATTATATAGATCATCTTTTCTAACCGTCCTTGGTCTGTTCTCTAATAAGTGGTCAGGGTTTACGAACTTATCGTATTCCGGAGAAAATTCTTCAGATACTTTAACTTCTCTACCTTTACCTCCTATTAGGATACTTTCCATTGAGGTGTTTAGGTTTCTGATAATATCTAAGACTCCAGTTCTTTTAATTTCAGCATAGTCTTTATCCAAGTCAAGTAAACCATGACCATTAGGTCCTGTTTTGCTAGTCGTGTATAATCCTGTGTCTTTAATTCTAAGATCTAGGAATCTTTTATATTTATCCGTAATTTTATTAAAATATGCTATGTATTCATCGAAAAGTATTTCAGGAGGACCTTGATCTATTATCGTACTAATGTCTTTATCCGCTTTACAGTGGAAAAACCTAAACGATGCAAGCACCGTTAAGGCTGCTCTTCTAACAGAAGTGTTAGGAGAACGAAGATATGGTTCGAAAATAATCAGGTCAGTTGAAATTCCTTTATAAGCTTTACAATAAGGTATTATAGGGGGGTCGATAGCTAAAGCTATATGTGACGCCTGCTGATAATAGTCCTTAAGTCGCTGACAGGTCCATTTTGGTCCTCTAGTACTTGAGTACTTAAAGGCAAGTCTGTTCCATTCAGCTACAAGTTTATCGACATTGCAGTCGAAGAATAGGTTTATTAAAGCATTATGCTTTGATCCTATCCGGCGTACCTTAACGGTACGCTCCCCGGGCTTTCGCCTTGGGTTTAATTGCATGTTTCACTCCTTATGCTCTCGCATGTTAATACATGGTGCCCGTCTGTGATGAGTTTAAGTG